AGATCACTAACAAAGGATGAGCAAAAATTCCATGATGAATGGAAGGGTAGTTTATTTGTAGTTGAGGGATTGAGCGACGTAATTTCACTGGTGAAGGGATTAGAACGATGAAGGCTGACAGTTTACTGATTCAAGCTGCCGAAGTAATGCAGGAGCGCGGAAAGCAATACGACAAAGCAGATGGCGAAAGAAGTATGGGTAAGGCGGTGCAGGCATTCAACATCATCACCGGCCACAGCATCAGGGAGTCGGAAGGATGGCTGCTGATGGAGTTGCTAAAGAACGTGCGCAACTTCACCGGCCAAAAGCATCATACCGATAGCTTGCTGGACGGGATAGCGTACTCAGCACTAAAAGCCGAGGCTGGCATGGCAGAAAACCTTGAGAAAGCTTGGAGGTAGATATGGCCTACTGTATGGAGTGTAAGCGCGGGGTGCAAGAGTCTGATCTTAGACTTCTGCCGACAACCAAAAAGAATGTGACAAGGCATTGTTGCGAAGAGTGTCTTGTTAAAATAATTCGCATGAGAAAACAGGCGAAACTGCTTGCAAAACAAATGGCAGTGACTACAATCAAGCAGAAGAATATTAATTTAATCAAGGGATAAATATCATGGACATGCCGCAACAAGCGCCACAAGGAATGCCACAGGGAATGCCACAAGAACCACAAGAACCACAAGAACAGGCTGAAGCTGGCAGTACGACCATTGAATTGGTTATCGGTGATGATGGATCAATGACCGTTGGCCTTGAGGGTGAAGAAGGCGCGGAAGGGGGCAAAACTCCTGCAAGAAATATTAATGAGGCGCTGAGTATCATCAAGCAAATAGCCGACAGCCTGACAAATCAAATGGGCGCACCGGCGAAGCAAGAAGAACAGAAGGCTTTCGAACAGGAAATGGCTGCATAACCAAAAGTATTTACGAATCAAATTAGGAGTCGATATGGCAAAAGCATCAGATGCACCAATGGGGACGGGAATGGTACGCAAGGCGGCCAATTCAATTCAGAATGACCAGGCATACAAGCGCTATGTGATCGAAACCCAAACAAATGGGGAAGACCCCATGAGCATGGATGACTTCCTTGCGAGCCAGAAACGCGCAAAAGCTGAAGAAGACGATGCTTATCGTGCGGAGATGAAAGCTTAACCATGCGTATAGCCTGTAAAGACATTCTCAAGCTCACAGAGGGTTGTGAGTATCTGGATTTTGATGTAGCCCCAGCGTGGCAACCTATTGAAACAGCGCCGAAGGATGGTGATTCAATATTGTGTGTAGATTGTTTATGTCGTGTCGTATTGTGGTGGGATGATTCAATAGGGCAGTGGCGCGATATTTCGGGGGATACTTATGAGCCATCCCACTGGATGCCGCTGCCTAACTTACCCGTTGCATTAAAGGAAGCTGAGTAATGGCGCTGACACAAAAGCAAGAGAATTTCTGCCTTGCATTCATGGAGTTAGGCAATGCAAGCGAGGCGTATCGTAAGTCATATAATGCCAGCAAAATGAAGGATGAAACAATACGAGTTAAAGCTTTTGAATTAATGCAAGGCGGTAATATAACGGAACGTCTTGATTTTTTAAGGAATCAAGCTGCAAAACGTAATGACGTGACAGTTGATTCACTTATGGCAGAGCTAGAAGAGGCGCGGCAAGTTGCAATGACTGCCCCGACTCCACAAAGTAGCGCTGCGGTTGCCGCAACAATGGGGAAGGCGAAGTTGGCCGGACTTGATAAGCAGTTGGTCGAACACTCCGGCAAGATAACGGTAGGGATCGAGGAATTGCTACGTGACATCATCTGAGTTAGCGGTAAGAGATAAGCTGCGCGTACTAAAGGGCGACTTTGAACAGTACGCCAGAAACTTCCTGAAGATACGTAACAAATCTGGCGAAATCTCGCCGTTCAGCTTTAATAAAGCACAGTTGTATATTCACGAAAGACTAGAGGCGCAGCTTAAAGAGACAGGGATGGTTCGCGCTGTCATTCTTAAGGGGCGGCAGCAGGGTTGCTCAACCTATGTCACTGGCCGGTTCTTCTGGAAAACTGTAATGAACTTTGGCAAGCAGACTTACATACTGACTCACGAGCAGAGCGCAACCGATAACCTGTTCGGTATGACCAACCGTTACTTAGAGAACTACCCAGAGGATATGCGTCCGACACTGGGGGCAGCTAACGCAAAGGAATTATCATTTTCAAAGCTGGATAGTGGGTATAAAGTTGCCACGGCTGGCAATAGAGGTGCAGGCCGGTCAGCTACCGCGCAATATCTACTTGGTTCGGAGGTCGCGTACTGGCCGAGCGCCGAGGAACATTTAGCCGGAATTATGCAGACCGTCCCAAGATTGCCTGGCACAGAGGTTATATTCGAATCTACGGCAGACGGGATAGGTAACGTATTCCATAAAATATGGCAGCAGGGCGAGGTCGGTGGCGGAGGATGGCAGGCTATATTTGTGCCGTGGCACTGGCAACAAGAGTATCGTGCAGAAGGTGTTGTACTAAGCGAAGAGGATCGCGCTTACGGTGAGCTATATGATTTAGATGAGCAACAAATGATGTGGCGTAGGCTGAAAATCAGTGAAATGGCTGATGAAAAGCAGTTTATGAAAGAGTACCCGTCAACTCCGGCAGAAGCATTTAGCGTGTCGGACGACAAGACTCTTATTCAGCATGACATGGTAGCAAGAGCAAGAAAGGCGGTAGCTGTTGCCGATGGAGCCAAGATTATAGGCGTTGATCCTGCAAGATTCGGTGAGGACAGGACTGTAATCGTAATCAGGCAAGGCAGAACCGTTGAGATAATTGAGACGGTTCAAGGGAAGGACACGATGCAGGTTGTTGGTCTTGTGCTGCAATCCATCAAGAAGTTTAAGCCTGACGCCGTATTTATTGACGTTGGCGGAATTGGTGCCGGAGTATATGACAGGCTAAAAGAGTTGAATTACAAAGAGTGTCGGGCTGTAAACTTTGGCGAGAAGGCGCTTGACCAGACAAAGTTTGTGAACAAACGCGCTGAAATGTGGGGGTTGATGAAGGAATGGCTAAGTTCTCCACCTGTTCAACTTCCTGATGATGACGCATTGCAGGCTGATTTATGCGGCTTGCGCTACAGCTATGACAGCCATGGCCGGCTAAAACTAGAAAGCAAGGACGATGCAAAGAAGCGCGGCATTAGGTCTCCCGACTTTGGGGATGCTCTCGCTTTGACTTGGGCAATGCCTATTAGACCAGATGCTTTGCTTCAATTAAATATCCCTGAATACGAGGTTTCAGTTAGTTCAATGGGCTACTAAATAACGCTTGCAATTCAATTACTCCTGACTACAATCAGGACAACTCGCTGTGATAGCGACTAATCCCTTCGAAGGAAAATTATTATGGCTATTGTCGCACCAACAACCAAAGATATATCGGGCGATGGCTCGGTCTTTCTAATCTCTTGGAATCTAACAACCGCTGATACTACTGGCGCGCCGATTATCGGCATCTCTTGGGCGGATCGAACTGCATTATTCCAGTCACTCTCATGGGGTGGCGCTACTGCTGCCATTGAGGGATCGAACGATGGCTCGGTTTATGTGCCGCTTACTGATATTCAGGGCGTTGCAATTTCAAAATCCGCAAACGACATTGAGTCTATCGTTGAATTAACGCGATACGTTCAACCGCGTCTGACCATACCCGGCACTGCTGCCGCTGTCACTGTGTCAATTGTCGCTCGCCGTGCAACTCCATTGAGAACATAAGGAAAATCCCATGAGCAAATACAAAGAAGCTGCCGATACGCTGAAACGTGCCGCCGTGAAATATGAAGCAATGATGGGCGCTGCAAAAGTGCTCGATGAGGTTGGCTCGCTTGAGCAGGCCGCGAAAGAATACAAGCTGCAAGCCAATGCTGCGCTGAAAGAGCGCGATGAAAACCTTGATGAAATGGTCAAGGTTAAAGAGCAGGTTAAGAAAGCAAAGGCTGATGCGGCTGATATTATTGCAAAAGCCAATGAGAAAGCTTCTGACGTTCTTGCGACTGCTGATACCGCTGTTGCCGGCAAGCTGGTTGATGCTGCTGAGAAGGCCGAGAAGATGAAGACTGACGCGGTAGCAACTGCGCAAACTAAAGTGTCCGAGCTGAATTCCAAGATCGAAAGCCTAACCAGTAAGATCGAAGCACTAGCTGGTGATGTTGTGTTGTTAGCGAATAACAAGGCACTTGTTCTTGCTGAGGCTGATTCCGCTGAGAAGCGCTTGGCTAAAGTTAAGGCTGATATTGCAAAGCTGGCTGCTTAAGTAGTCCTGCACGGCAGCTATCTAGCTACCTCACGACTCTCTGACGCATAAAGGATAACCCATGCCAGTCTCACTCATAACCCCTATCATCGCAACGGTAGTTAGCTAATGGCATCCATAACATCTGCCGCTACAGGTCTTGCGTCTGCCACTGGAACTTGGGTAGGCGGGGTTGTCCCTGTTACAGGCGACAACGTAACTATTGCAGCAGGCCATGTGGTCACATTGAATGGAACTTTTGAGTGGGGGGATGATACATCCTCTGCCATTACAGTAAACGGTACATTGTCACACAGTCGATCTGCGTCCACTCAGCTTACATGTGTTGGTAAAATTATATTCGCGCTGGGCTCTACGCATGATATGGGTTCATTCGCTTCACCAATACCTCTGCCATATACCGCTAAAATATTGCTTAACAAGTCAGCGACGCTACAAGAGAATGAATTTGGTATCCAGTATAAGGCCGGCTCAATCAGTAAAATATTCGGGGCTACCAAGAAGAGAATAACAACTCTAGCTTCAGCAGTAGCAGCGAGCGCTACCAGCATCACTGTTGCAGACGCTACAGGATGGAAGATAGGTGATGAAGTTTATCTACCAAGCACATCTACGACAGGTAACTCTGTTGACGTGAGAATTATTGCTGGAACCTACGGGGGTGGCACAACCGTCCCGCTAACAGTAGCTACAACGTATGCCCACGCGATAAATGCGCCAGTATCAAATATTACCAGTAACGTAACAATCGACGCATTCAACAGAACTTATCCATACACATTTTATGTGGAGATTAATACCTCAACAATCGCGGCTTCACTCGAATGGGGGTATTGTTCAGTAGATAGTGTTGGTAGCGTTTACGAGACTTATGGTGTCGAGTTTGGGCAGGACGCAAACTACACAGATACCCCTTGGCCGAACTTGTTTAAGTACATGGAGAGCGTGGCCTACGTCAATAGGAGCACCTCTGGATATAGCCTGTACCCACACACCTACAGCGGTTCTTGTGCTACAAGACTGAAGTTTGATAACTGCGCTATTTTATCAGTTGGGGCAGGAGAATCAACACAAGCACTTTTTGACGGTGGTTACTGTCAATTTAACAACTGTATGTTCGCTGCAATGTACCCATTAGATAGCCGTAGTATGCTGGGGACTACAATCACAGGTGGGTATATATGCACCTCTTCAAACGGCTCTGTTTCTTCGTACGAAGGGGCTGGCGCAGGGGCCGTCATAGACTCAGTAAAGGTAGTGTGTACTGCGACGAACGCAAGAGTGGTAAGAGCATTGGTAGCGTATTTTATACAGATAGATTATAGGAACTGCGACATGACGTCGTTTGGAGGTGGACTTGCAAACCTAGTAGCAACACAGTCCTACGCAACTAGCTGCAAAGCATCCTTTACTGATTGTGCCATGGGCACAATCCCAGCAATGCTGGATCAAGCATCACAAAAACTCCTTTCGTCTGTTGGCTACATTATAGTAAAAAATAGAAATTCAGACGTTACCCTGCAAGAAGAGTGGTATCGAGACGGAACCGTAGAGCGCAATAATAGCACGGCTAAACGATCAACTTCATCAATGAGTATGAAGCCGTCCACAACCAATACTTCATTCACTAAGGCTACTGTTATAAACGTCTCGAATGGTGAGACAGTACGTATAGTGGGTTATTGTCAGTATGACTCAGCCTATTACAACGCAGGCACAGGTTTTGTCGCACCAACAATGACTCTATCAGGCACTATCAATGGTGTTATTCTGACTCCTGTTGTATATACAGCAGCGTCAGCTAACGCAGGCGTGTGGAACTTGATTGATAAGTCAATCACTAACTCAAGTGGCGCAGACGGCCAGATTACGATTACTTTTTCAGTTCAGTCTGCTGTTACTACAGGTAAGGTCTATTGGGATGGCATAGCGCTCGACCCAATGGTTACAAAAGCCCGGCATTATGGGTTTGTATTTGATGAGGCCAACCCCAAGCGCACAGTGAATATCACCACTAGCGCAAACGAAGCCACAGCGCAAACTTATTCTGGGGTTACTGTTTCATGGGGCGCAACCTCAAGTATTACGGCATTCAGTGCAGATAAAACATTTCAGTATTTATACGACTACACCCAATATCAAGCATGTTTGAACCTTGCTAGTGCTCCACCTCTTACAGGCGCTGGTGTAGCTGGAAGCCCCGCATTATCCGCACAAGGTAATGTTACAATCACCACAGGATATAAGCTAAACGGTGCTGGCTCAATCAGCATGGGGTCATACACATTAAGCTCTGAACTAGCTGGGCTGATTGCTTACACATACACAGGCGGCACTTGGTCACAACTTACTACTGTTCCAACGGTAAACGGTGGGCAGTTAAATATCGGTGCGGCGGGTACTTATACTTTGGGTATGGGCGGATCTACAATCTACTCCATGGCCCCGACTGCCGCAAGCACTTACAATATGAGTTCCGGCACATTTACTGGCACAGTTGATCTGCGCAATAAAAATGCTTATGCAATTACGGTACAACTGCCAGCAGGGACGACTTACATAACTTCGAATAATACAGGCGGCGCAATAACAGTGAGTGCCCCCGTTGTCTCGCAAGGACTAGCATTCACCGGATTAACTGCTGGCTCGCAGGTAAAAGTATTTACTACCGCGACAACTACAGAGCTATTCAGCACAACCAACAGCGCAACGAGTGAGACATTCTCCCAGACCCGCGTTACTGATATAACAGTTGACTACACCATCTTCAAAGATGGGTACGTGCCAATTCGTGTAACTGGGATTTTACTGACCACGAGTGTACTGGCTACACCAATTAACCATGTAATTGACAGAACTTACGTAACGCCAAGTGGCCTAACCTTCGGGACTACCGCAACTGTTACTACTGGCACAAAGACGTTTACCATTACCGTAGCGAGTACCGTACAAAATTGGTATAGTTTTATGATTCAGTCATGGCGCAATCAGTCAGCGCTGGCGAATACAGCCTTCCCACTTCTAGTGAATGGCCCTAACTCGTTCACGCTAGGCAGTGGTTGGGTATTCGGCGCACCAAGCATAGCCCTACTTAGTCGTGACGGATTACGCTACCTAAATACTTCGGGCAATGTAACGGCGATATGGGCAGCAGTTCTATCGTCTGGCGTACCATCTGGTAGACAAGTAAGGTTCGAACAAATCAACGGCGGCGCGGTATCAAGCGCGGCGACTACAGGCAATATAGATCAGCTCGTACAAATACTGAGCGACCCAAATGGGGATGGGATTTACACAGACGGCTATGACTATCGTGGGTTCTTGGCGCTGAAAGCACAAGAGAACGGTTACGACCAAGGAGAGGCAAACGCAGTCTCGCTATATGGCAATCTCGAAGACCAGCTTTATGTAGTTGGACTAAACCCAGTCGCAAACGGTATCGGCGCTGCAACAATCACTGGCGCAACACTAACAGACCATGGCGCTACTCCCGTCACATGGAATGGTAAAGTGTTTAGCCTGACCATCACAGACACAGGTGATGCGCTCAGTGGAACCCAGGTGCTCCAATATTTCAGAGGACTAAATAACTTCAACTATCACGACTTAGTACAAAAGAACGGTTCCAGCTTCAAGACTGTAAACGGAGCTACTTACGGGGGTACAGGTGCAGCGACCAAGGGCGTTAGAGTAGTACGGGCTGACGGTGTAACACCTCATGCGAGTTTCGATACTTTCACGGCTGATGATGGTACGACATTCGTTCCCGCTGTAGTTTTGTATCAGTCTGTCACAGTCAACGGATTGGTAGCAGGTAGTCGAGTACAAGTGTATAGCACTACAACTGGAACGGAACTTTATAACGCAGTGGTTGCAGGCACTACGGCTACATGGACAGATACGGCTGCTGCCACAGCATCTCGTGCTATTCGTATCCGGCTGGCGAACGTGTCAGGCGCAACTGCGTATCAATTTGTAGATGCGGCGATTGGAACTGTAGGGATATTGTCCACAAATAAAGACTTAACCTATCTGGCGTCTCAGACACTAGATACAACATACAACACAAATGCTCTCGATGGGTCTTTGATTACTGGAATGTCGATTATTGATTCCAGCTTCCTATTGAACATTACAGCCGCCAGCGTAACATGGCCTCAGATATACGCATACCAAGCGTACTGGCTATCAACTTCGGCTGGTATTATTGACCAAGGTAACTTTATCAGCTCCCCTGATACCGCTAATTACCTGGTATCCTCATTTAAGATAAAGAATACCTCTAGTCCGGTAGCGGCTTTGACAATAACAGGCGGGTACGGGCGCAGTTCATCAACTGGCTTGGTCAAGGATATTATTGACACAACCGGCGGTAGTATATTCCCGTCACCAGATCACGCCATACCTTATTCCAGTGGCTCAGGATTAACAGCAGGGCAGGCGGCGCAGCTAACGGCGGTGGAGTCGAAGACAAACCCATTGACATTTACAGGTACAGCTTTGCAGGCTGATGTTAAGAAGATGAATGGTGCCACGGTATTAGGTACGGGAACTTCTGGGGATAAATGGCGTGGATGATAATTCGTTTAGCACTAGCTCATTTAGCACAGACGCTTGGAATTTCTTTGGCGGCATCATTGAGGTTGTTAGTGGTGTCTGGCTGGCAAGGAAAATGGGGCGCAGATAGTTGATTAATCTATTGCATTTTAATTTTACCTGACTACAATCAGACACAAGCCCGTTGTGATAACGCGCTTGAACGCAATGCAAATTGTGGCTCCCGCAGAAGGATAAAAATAGTGAATGCAGCCGCTACACAATCAGCAAAGTTTGAAGACCTGCCAGAAGAAATTCGGCAGGTAATTGAACTCAAAAGATTAAAGAAAGCCGAGCGTATCAATGCGCTTGGCACTATCGTTGCGAAGAAACGCGATGAGGCTGTTGACGCTCGAAAGCAATCTGGAATCGAGCGTATCTGGAAAGAAGACGAAGAATACTACCTTGGCATTGACGATCTAAACCGTCAAGGCAATGTCTTTACAAAATCAATGTCAACTGAAGGCGGTCTATCCGGTGGCGATAAAAAGCAGACCGGCGGACGCGCAACTGCATTCTTTAATATCACACGGCAATTTGTTGACTCTGCGTCTGCACGTATGGGCGACATTCTGTTGCCTGCTGGCGACTGGAACTTCGCCATTAAGCCAACTCCTGTCCCAGAGCTGGAATCAATTAAGAAAAGCACACAGCAAGTTGTTGATCCTGCAAGTGGTCAGCCTAAAGCAAATCCAGATGGGTCGCCTTACACAATGGGGCAGTTTGCGGAAGCTGAACTTGCGGACGCATCTAAAAAGGTAAAGAAGGGCGAGACACGCATTCGTGACTGGTTGACAGAGTGTAGTTATCACTCTGAGCTGCGCAAGGTTATTGATGGCTCTGCCAAGATTGGCACTGGAATTATCCGTGGTGCGTATCCGGGCAAAAGCAAATCCCGCGTGGTATTAAACGGCCAGCTTGCAATCAGCGAGAAGATTGTCCCGTCAAGCAAGAGTATTAGTCCATGGAATTTCTTCCCTGACTCAAATTGTGGTGACAATATCCAGAATGGCGGCTATGTAATCGAACGTGATTATGCTTCTGCGCGGCAATTGCGTGATATGAAGGGGTTGCCGGATTATCTGTCTGAGAATATCGACAAGGTATTAAAGGAAGGCCCCGGCAAAAAGAATAAAGAGGGCGGTATTTGGCAAGACGGAACAACTAAGGATGATGACCGCTTTGAGGTGTTCTACTTCTTTGGCGACATAAATATTGATGACCTTGAAGCGTGTGACCCAAAATTTGTTAAAGAAGATAACATAGAGCGCGATGCTGTTCCTGCTGTTATCGTAATGATCAATGACACTGTTGTTAAGGGTTTCTTGAACCCTTTGGATAACGGTGAATTCCCGTATGACATTATGCCTTGGCAGCGCATCCCTGACTCACCTTGGGGTGTTGGTATTTCACGTCAAGGCCGTGTACCTCAAGATATGCTGAATGCTTCGGCTCGTGCGCTGATGAGCAATATGGGACTAAGTTCTGCGCCTCAGATAATCGTTCGTCAATCTGCTGTTCGACCTGCCGACGGAAGTTGGGCATTAGTAGCTGGGAAAATCTGGATTGCGACTGAAGAGGCTGACGTTAAGAGCGTGGCCGACGCATTCTTATCTGTTGTCATACCATCAATGCAGGCTGAAATCAACGGCGTTATCCAACTTGCTTACAAGATGATGGAGGATGCTACAGGCGTTTCATTCCTGCTTCAAGGTCAACAAGGATCTGCCCCTGATACAGTTGGCGGTATGGAGTTGTTGCATAAAAACTCTTCCGCACTATTGCGTCGTATTTCTCGCGTATTCGATGAGTGCGTTACCGAGCCGCATATTCGTCGCTATCACGATTGGCTATTGATCCATGGTGAAGATGACGAAAAGGGCGACTTGAAGATTGAAGCTATTGGCTCAACTGCTCTTGTCGAGCGTGAGATTCAAGCTGTTCAGGCTAATCAAATTCTGCAAATGTCACTTAACCCTGCATTTGAAATGTCACCCAAGAAAGCAAAGGACGAGTTGTTACGTGCATGGCGCTTTGAACCTTCCAAGTTTGATATGGATGACGAAGAGAAGAAAGCCATCGCACAGAAACAGCCAGCGCCGGCACCTCAGATTCAAGCCGCGCAGATTCGTGCTGCTTCTGCTGAGAAGCTTTCTGCGGCAAAGCTTAAGAGTGATCAGGAAATTATGGTTGCGCAGCTTGATCACGATGAGCAGATGGATCAGAACGACACTGACCGCGATACGATTTACACCCAATCAATTGCAAATCGTGACCGGAATGCTTACGAGGCGCGTATGGCTGAGATGCAACTGCGTGAACGTCTTGCAATGCTGGATTACGCGAATAAAAATAAAATGCAGCTTGAGGATGTTAAGGCAAAGCTTGCTGACACTGCGATGAAAATTCGCACACAGAAAGAGCTTGCTATGATGGACGGGCATTCAAAGCAGGTATTGACGCCGCCGACTGAGCCGAGTGGCCGCGCCGAGGATGGTAAGGCGTTTCAGCAATGAGTTTTGAATTAAGCAATCAGGAGCTTGATTCTGCTTTGTGGCAAAAAATAACAGGGCATCTTGAGTCAAGACTTGAGGTTGCACGAAAACGAAATGACGGAGACTTGAGCGAGTTTGACACCGCCCGTCTTCGTGGGCGCATAGAAGCCTATAAAGAATTGCTGGGTTTTAACGATCCGGCTATAACAATCACTGACCGAGAGGCTAGTGAAAATTGAAGAAAAAGGAGTGTCAATGAGTATCAAAGAGGGAAATGAAGTTGTAGAAATGAGCGCGGAACAAGTAGCAGAGAAGGCGGAGCAAGATGCTTATATAGCTGAGATGGCACAACAGGACTTTAGCGAGGACGCACCAGCGCCGGTAGCTGAGACAGAGCCACAAGTAGAGCCTGAAGTGATTGAACCAGTAGTTGAGCGCAAGGAAATTTTTAAGGGTTATACAGAGGAAGAGTTGGGTTCTGCGTTGGCGATGCTGCCAAAGCTACAAAAATCACTTGACACGACCAATGGTACTTTTGGAAGCAGACTTGCTGATCAACAGCGCATTATTGAACAACTTCAGCAGCAACGTGTTGGTTCGTTGTCGCCGGACAAGTTGAAGCGATTAAGCCAGGAGTTTCCTGAAATTGCTGAAATGCTTGCCGAAGACCTGAATGACGTCATGGGCAGCGGAGGTCAAGGTTTTGATGCTGCGCAGGTTGATCAATACGTTAATCCAAAGGTACAAGCATTGGAGGATCGAATTGAACAAAAAGAGCGAGCATTAGAACTAAGGTCGTTAAACCGTAATCACCGTGATTGGCGAGAGGTGGCAGCTTTTGAGCCTATGCAGGACGGACGAGTAAACTGGAAAAATCCAGCGTTCGGCCAGTGGGTAAATGGTCAGCCGGAAGATGTAAGGCAGCAACTCATAAGCGGTTGGGATGCTGATTTTATATCTGACAAGCTAACTGAGTTTAAAGAAGCTACCAAGCCAAAGGCAGTGAAGAAGCAATCATTAGAGTCGGCAATCATTCCGCGTGGTGTTCAGGGTCGTGCAATATCGACTGAGACAGACGAAGAAGAGGCCGCATACAGAGCCGAAATGGCAAGACGTTAATTTTAATTAAATCATGTCGAGAGACAGAATGGAGTATTAATCATGGCAATTCAATCCTATAGTTTGACACCTCAACGTGTCGGTATCATCAAAGGTCGTATTCTTAAACATGCAATGCCCAAGATTGTTTTGGGTACTGTTGGTCAAAATGACGACTTCAAAGCAAACAGTGGCGATACAGTTAAATATCGTCGTTTCCTAAGCAAAGGTTCCACTGCTGCGCAGCCTAACCGCTTCTTCCAAGATGGCGCTGGAGACCGTGCAAACTCATACGCAAACGATCATCTGACTGCTGAAGGCGTTACTTCTAATGCTGAAACAGTAACCGTGCAAGACATTACTGCAACGCTGAATCAGTACAACGTACTGTACGGCTACACAGATAAGACTTTTTCACTGTACGAAGACGATATTCCAAAAGCAATGACTGAATTGGCTGGTGAGCGTGTTGGTCTGGTGCATGAAATGGCTCTGTTTGGCGTATTGAAAGGTTGCACTAACAAGTTTTACGGCGGCACTGGTAGCTCTCGCGCCACTGTAAACGGCGTTATCAGCTTAATTGGCCTGCGTAAGATTGCACGTTCTTTGGCGGCTAACCATGCCGAGCCAATCAGCCAAATGGTTCAGCGTATCGAAGCTACTGGTATGTATGGCACAAGTGCTGTTGAGCGTTCTTTCCCAGTGTTCATTTCTTCTGACTTGCACCCTGACGTGCGTGACTTGCCCGGCTTCGTTCCTGTTGCTAGATACAGCTCTGCAACCAAGGCTGTAGCTGGTGAGTTCGGTTCATGCGAAGAGTTCCGCTTTATCTCTAGCCCTGAGTTGGTAGCAGTTCAAGATGGTGGCGCGGCTGTTGCTGGCACTGTTCCTGCTCTGTTGTCAACAACTGGCACTTACTCGGACGTGTACCAAGTAATCGTCGGCTCTGCTGATGCTTGGGGTCATATCGGCGTGAATGTTGGCGGTAAAGACATTACTGCTTTGCCACCAGGCCAGAAAGACAAAGCCGACCCACAAGGTCAACGCGGTTATGTTGGCGCTAAGTTCTACTACAATGCAGTTATTCTGAACAACCTTCAGATGGCTGTGTATGAAGTAGCAACAAACGCACTGTCAGCCTAATCACTAGAGGGGAGTAATCCCCTCGCTTAAGGAGAGAAATATGGAAAATCTATCACGCCGAATCCTGTCGCTGTCTGACAAGGCAGAAGCAACCGCATTGATGAAGGTGTTTACTGATATTTATGAGCGCCTTCGTTGTGTGACTTTATCTACTGCCGGCCTGGTTATTAGTGCAACGACAACCAAAGTTAAAACAGGTGCCGCTATTTGCTACTTGTCAGTACAGGGCATTCTTCGCTCTGTTGCTGCTGGTGTAGATATGCCTGTTTTGGTTGGCACTGTGACTAATGCGAAGTTCAACGTGTTTGTGTTCTCAATTGGTGTTGACGGTACAACGTACACGACAATGGGAGTTGAAGGTTCAACATTTGCTGCTGTTAAATGGCCGGTTGTTCCATCTTCACGCACGATACTTGGCTTTGCTATTATCAACCCAACTGGCACTGGCAACTTTGTAGGCGGCACAACTGCATTGGGCGACGCAACTGTTGTTCCAAACGCAGTTTATGTTAGCCCATTGGGTGCATTTGACCCTGCCGCAACCGTTCAATAATTTTAAATTTAGGAGAATCACATGGATAAAATGCTTAATGCAGGTACTACATTCAACCACATCAATGCTGGTGTTGTTGCTGGAACTACTACAACTTACACAATGCCTGCGGCGACTAGCTGCTCAATTCGCGGTGCCTTTGGTACGCCTTTGGGTATTCAGGGTGCAAACGCTGGCGTTACGCCTACCACTGACGCAGTGACCGGCACTGCTTTCGCGCCTGTACTTGCTAACCAAGCAACTGTTTTAATTTGGGGCGTAAATGCTGCCGGCGCAATGAAAATTGCCCAAGGCTCTATCGTTCCTACCGAAGTTGGCGTGACGACAACTGTTGGTGCATTTATTTCTGCACCTCAGTTCCCTTCGTTGCCCGAAGACTTCTGCCCGGTTGCTTATCAGTTGGTACGTGTTTCGCCTACAGGCGCAACATTCACCGCTGGTACAACATCATGGACAGCATCAGGTATTACTTGCTCAACAATAAAGAACATCGCATGTCTGCCTGACCGCTTGGTAACTGTGTAATAAAGTAGTACGGGAGATTATCCCCGTATTGTCCGATGTAAAGAAATTGGGCAATACGAGGGCAACCGCCCTTCATGTCGAGAAGACAGAATTTTAGGAGAAACAAAAGCCATGTCAAATAACAAACGAGCATCTATTCAAACCAGTGACGTTGAAGGCCCAGCCAAATCATCCATTGATTTATCTTCCAATATCAAAGACGTTGAGCGTCCTGATTTGGCAATGGTGACAGGCGAAAGTTTAGATTCGCCAGTCGTGTCTGAATATGTGAAAGATTTGAAATTTATGGAAGATATGCTCACTGTTGTTGTTGGTGAGACAACCGATGTAAACGCTGAGAATCCAGTTCCCGCTGGCTGTAATGGTGAGAAGCGTTTATTGACTCGCGGTCAGGAATACAAGCTGCAACGTAAATTCGTTGACTCTCTGATCAAGCGCGAAGACAAGATTAAGACCGTTCAGTACAAAGATTCTGATGGCGTTGACCAGACTCGTATTGACAAAATACCTGCGCTTAAATACCCACTGAGCATTATCTATGACCCTGCTGGTCAGATTGGCAGCCGCTGGTTTCAGCATCAATGCAAAAACGCGTGGTAAACCATGGCTAAGAAAGAGTCTAGCAATATTGACAGCTATGAACTTCCAAAGGCTGTGCCAATGGAAGCGCCTATGGTCAAAAAGAATGTAGTCGAGAGTTCGCAATTAGAGCGAATTCTTGATGAGGCTAAGTCTGCTGATACTGTCGGCCTTGGTTACGAGTTGGCTTATACGGTTGAGCGTTTCGCTGAAGCACGTAAGTCTTTTTTATTGCGCCTGACTGATTTGGCAGTAGATGCCGATGAGGAAATGGAAAAGAAAATTGATGCAATCAAAGCATCATTAAGGTAATCCATGAATTTTATCAAGCTCGTAACAACGCTCCGTGATGAATGCGGGGCATCAGGAACAGATAGCACTGTTGTCTCTGCCACTGGCGAATGGGCGCGATTGTGTAATTGGATTGCTACATCTTGGCATGAGATTCAGGAAGATAATAAGGGTTGGGAATGGATGCGCAAGAATGTTACCTTTGATACGGTTGCGCAGAAGGGAGAATATAACGCAGAAACTGATATTCTTTTGACTGACTTTGGTATTTGGAAAGAGGACTCATTCAGAGCTTATCTAAAGTCTGCCGGCGTAGGTAATGAAATGCTTTTGGATTTTAAAAACTACGAGGACTTCCGTAACTTTTATTTGTTCTCAACCAGAAATACGACTTATACCCGTCCTATTGAAGTAAGTATCGCGCCCAATAGAAACTTGCTGCTTGGGTTTTCGCCGGATGCAGTTTATACCGTTAGCGGTGAATATTACAAAGATCCGGTTGATCTTGTACTTGATACTGATACACCTGATATGCCTTCACGTTTCCATATGGCGATTGTGTACCGGGCGATGATGAGTTACGGCGCATTCGAAGCTGCGTCTGAAGTTTATCAACGCGGAGAAAAGGGCTATAAGGAAATTCTGAATAAAATAAGATTTGATCAGGCACCATCAATCTCTCGCGGCGGTAGCTTTATATGATTTCAATGCCAAAGGTAGGTTTTGATGTTATCCAGCTAAAAGGTGGATGGGATCAAAATACGCCAATACAAGAATTACCTTCTGGCGTTGTCAGGGATGCGCTTAATTTTGAGTGCAGTCCAACAGGAGGTTATTCGCGTATTGGAGGGTATGAGCGTTTCGATGGGAGATTGTCACCGTCAAGTGCTATATATTATTCGGTTTTTGTTGGGGCGTTTACTTATATCCCTGTGTCCGGTGACGTTATTACAGATATAACAACAGGCGGAACTGGTGTCGTTGTTGGATATGACGGCGTTACCGGCGGCAATAGGATTGCAATCACTAATCGCGTTGGAGTGTTTGGCGTTGGCAATGTGATAAAAGTCGGCGCTAATGTTGTTGGTACATCAATTGCCGCAACACAAGGCATTTCTGCAATTCAGAATTCGACATATTTGGGACTGGCAGCAAATGTATATCGTGCAAATATTACTGCCGTACCAGGTTCAGGCGCGGCGCTTGGCGCAGTTCTATATAAAGATACGTTATATGCTTTCCGTGCCAATGCCGGCGGAACACAAGTTAATCTTTACAAATCAAGTGCTGCTGGATGGGTTAATGTGCCATATTACAAAGAGGTTTATTTCACCTCCGGCACTTCTGCTGCTGCGATTCCAAAGGAAGGGGATACCTTAACCCAAGGTGGCGTAACGGCTTTGGTTAAGCGCGTTGTACTGCAAAAAGGCGCATGGGGAACTAACGCTCAAGGGAAGCTGATTATTGACACACCTTCGGGTGGCAATTTTGCGGCGGGTGCCGCTACGTCACTTGCTTATCCACTTACTCTGGCCGGAATTCAAGTGCAGATTTCATTCGCTATTGGCGGGAATTTTGAATTTAGTACGGGTAATTTTTATGGTAGTGCGGCAACTAATCGAGTTTACGGATGCGATAACAAAAACAGATCTTTTGAATTTGACGGCGATATACTTGTGCCAATAGACACAGGTGCAGTAGTAGATAAGCCAAAACATATTGTTATTCACAAGAATATATTATTTGTTTCTCAGGGCGCTTCTATTCTGTATTCCGCGCCGGGGCTTCCATATAACTGGCAGGCAATATCATACGCTGGGGAAATTGGCACTGGTGAAGACGTTACTGGTTTAAAGGTAATGGCAGGATCATCCACGACAGCGGCTTTATTAGTCACCTCAAGAGACAATACGTTTATCTTGTATGGAACAGACCCGCAGTTATTCAACTTTGTGGCATATAACTCTGGGTCTGGCGCGATTGATTACACGATTCAGAATCTATCAGATTCCTACATGATGGATGATAGAGGGGTTGTTTCATTAAAGGCTTCGTTGAATTATGGCAACTTTGATCAATCCACCCTTACTTTCAACATCAATAAATTCATAGAGCTGCATCGAACTAAAGCCTCTTGCGCTACATTAGCTAGGCGCAAAAGTCAGTACAGGCTATTTTTTAATGATGGCTTTGCCTTGTATATCACTATCGTCAACGGCAATCTTGTTGGAACCATGCCGATTTACTTTCCAACTCCTGCTTATGCTTGTGAGGAAGGTAAGTTTTCAACTGGCGAAGATGTAATGTTTTTTTGTGGGACAGATGGTTTTGTTTATCAATTAGACAAAGGGACGTCTTTTGACGGGCAGGCAATTAATGCGTTTTTCACCCTAAAGTTCCATTCAGTTGCATCTGCAAGGATATTGAAGCGTTATCGCAAGGCGGCGATTGAAATATCTGGAACAGGCTATTGCGCAATCAATTTTTCTTATCAGCTTGGCTATGGGTCTTCTGATATATCTCAGGCAAACAGCCAGACTTATGAGAATAATATTCAGTTTCCTACTTGGGATAATTTCACTTGGGATAATTTCACTTGGGACGGCCAAACAATTATGCCAAATGAGTGCCAAATGAGCGGGACAGCAGAGAATGTTGCGATTACAATAAGGTCAGGATCAGCTTATTTTAACGAGTACACAGTAAACAGCGCGATCATTCATTATAGTCAGCGCAGAGCATTACGATAATCACCGTCGAGACGACAGGAGAGCATTATGGCAACAAATGAACCATTGACAGCAACCCAACCGCTTGAGTCAGAAATGACTAAGCCAATAGGAATGCAAAATGATCAAGCAAACAAGAAGTTTGATCCATTGGCACCAGCCAACTCGCTTGAGCCAGAAATGACCGCATCAAAAGAGATGCAAAATTATCAAGCAAACAAGAAGTTTGATCCATTGGCACCAGCCAAATCGCTTTTGCCAGAAATGACTAAGCCAACAGGGATGCAAACTGCTTCAGTAACCAATTCGACTAATAATGCCGCTCCGGTAGCAACGCCAGCGCCAACACAACCAGGTATGCTTGGCACCATTTATCAAGCGCCTAATGCACAAACTGTCCAAGGTGTTGATGGCACTGTAAAAGGGCAGGTTAATGACATAATTGATCAAAACTCCCCGTTAATGCAACGTGCTGCTGACCGTGCAAACATGCAGGCAAACTCGCGTGGATTGCTTAATTCGTCAATGGCTGTCGGTGCAGCACAAGGCGCGGTGATGGATGCGGCAACTCCAATTGCACAGGCTGACGCTGCGTCAGTAAATAACATCAATCAGGTTAATACAGCGTCGTTAAATAATTCAACGCAATTCAACGCGGAGAGCGCAAACAAGTTTTCGTTGACTGATTACACTGCAAATGCTGACCGCCAGACTAAAGAGCTTGTTTCTAGGATGGATGCGAATACAAAGATGCTGGTTCAGTCTAGCGCGTCAGCGGCATCTTCATTTATGACATACCTCGAACAAATTCAAAAGGTTCAAAATGGCACGGGTACAGAAGCCGAGAAGACCGCAGACATTCAAAACTTGTATCGCGGTATGTCCGATACTATGAAGATATTGGGCGAGATTGGTGGGCTTAAAACTTCTACCGGCGAAAGCTTGGCGAGCCTACTTGTTGATCCAACTCAAACATAAGGAGTCGTTATGAGCTTTTGGTCTGATCCGGGTGGGAGTATAACTGGCACAGTAGATAACTGGAATGAAAAGCGTAAAGAAGCGGAATCGGCTGCTGCGCGAATTGCCGACAGTGCCGGCAAAGACCTTGAACATGCTGGGTCAGTTGCAGGAAAGCAGATTGAACATTCTACAAACGCATTCATTGATGGTGTTCGTGATCCATCAAAAGGTTTTACAAACCTCGGCCAAGGCGTGAATGATATTTACAAAAATGGTGCAAATAGTGCCAATGACGTTTATAAAAATGGTCGTGACTCAACTAATCGCGCATGGCAAGACACAAGAGATAGCGCTGTAGATGGCGCAAGAAATATTAATGCAGCCGATATGTGGAAGCGCGGGAAAACTGGGCTATCTAAGTGGGGAGAAAAGGTTGATTCTGCTTATCAAGACGTAAAGACAGACCCAACCAAAGCATTTTCAAACGTAGGAAGAATGTATACCGCTTCTGTTTTAGCGGGTGCAAAACCATATGCCGATGCTTATAGTCGATGGACTGGTGGCTCTGGTGATGGAGTACAAGAAATTACTGGGGACGAAAAGCTATCAAGAGAAACGACCGAAGCACAAGAAAAAGGGGTAACTGCTGCAAAGATATTTGCCACTGCCATATCTGGGAATGTCGCTCTTGCATCAAAAATGTCTGCTGATGCGTACAGCAAATATGATGGTGGCAGCGGTGACGCCGCAACTGACCTTGGCGCAAACAAAGGTGTATCTGCACTCATAAATATTGGCGCTGCGGTAGCTGGTGGGAATACTGCTGGTGATGCTGTTGACAAGTTTAATGTAGCAGGGAAGCTAAACTCCATGGGTGTTGGTGCTGGCAATGCAGCAACATATGCC